CGCAATCTAACTAGGTGGCTTATACCGCTACCAGCAATCCTGTTCTCGTTCTTCCCACAAACAGCGAACGCTGAACCAACACCAGGTTTAGCAACCACCTACTACACAATCGACGAAATACCACCAACCCAATCCACAACCGAATACCCTGTCTGCGGTACAGAGACAGAGAACAACATCAACCGCAACTACAACGGCGAACTATTCGAGGACTGCACAGGCGACCTGTTCATGGTCCACATGACAGGCTACATAGACATCCCTGAGCATCAGACAATCGAGTTCATGCTTGCATCAGATGACGGTGGCACAATCAAGATCGGTTTAGATGAATGGGGTAACTGGAATGACCAGGGTTGCACATGGATGATGTCGGGTCCACTAGAACTAGAAGCAGGTAGCCAGCCTTTAGAACTATGGATGTACGAAAACGGCGGCGCAGCCTGCCTGATGCTCGCTTGGAAAATAGATGACGGCGACTGGACAATCGTGCCAGACGAAGCGTTTACAACTAGCGCAGTTTCGCAGACAACTTCAACAACAACTTCAACAACCACATCCTCAACGACCACAACAACTTCAACATCTACGACAACCCTTCCCACATCAACAACCACATCAGTTGAAAGTACAACGACAACCACGACCACAACAACTCAACCAGCCCCGACAACAACGCAAGCACCTTACACTCCCCCGCAAACCACCACTACTAGTCCCACCATTGAGACTCAACCCGAACCCACCACACCCGTAACCGAAACCACAGTTGCCGAACCCGAAACCATACAACCAGAAACATCTACAACCGTTCCTGACGAGACTGTTCCAGAGTTTGACGAACCTGTAGAGACTGTTCCTGACGAGACTGTTCCTGACGAGACTGTTCCTGACGAAACAGAGCAGCCAACAACACCAACCACGCAAACGGAAGAAACAACACAAACAGAACAAGAACAAGAAACGGATTCATCAACAACCACAATACCCGATATCGAACCAACAGACGACGATACTGAACAACTTGACGAAATCCTAGAAACCCTCACCGAAGCCGCACCCGAACAAATCGTCGCCGCCATAACCCAAGTCCTAGCCACAGACATCACCAGCGAACAAGCCGCCGAAATCGCATCCAGCCCCGAAGTCCTAGCCGCCATCACCGAAACCCAAGCCGAACAACTATTTGAACAACTACAAGTAGACGAACTCACCGAAGAACAACTAGCCGAATTCACAGCCGCCATCCAAGAAGCCCCCACCAAAGTCAAAAAAGCGTTCGAAAAAACCATCAACATTTTTGGGTCCGAATTCGAGAACTATGTGCCGACAGGTTCAAACATCCCTGTCAAAACACGCAGAACCCTAGTAGCCGCAGGCGCACTAATCGCCGCAATCCCATCTACTAGAATGAGACGCTAATGAAACAAATCATCAACTACATTAGGGATAACACTTGGACATGGGTTGGAACAGGCATGGTTTTAATTACCTTGTCAGGTCCTACCTTAAGACAGGCGTTACTTCTAACAGGTATTGGCATAGTGCTACACTCGTTGATATCCCTAACACAAAAGGACACAGAATGAACTCAGCAATCGCCAAAGCCCTAGACCTCGGACAAAGACTCGTATCATTGTTCATCGCATCAGCCCTACCAATCATCACAGGTGGCGCAATCCTCGGTGTAGATGTAATCAAGTCCGCTGGTGTCGCAGGACTCACAGCCTTGTTCGGTGTTGTGCAGAAACTTGCAGCCGCATCAGTTGACGGCGAACTCACATCAGAAGAAATCTCGGCAGCGTTCGGCACACCAAAAAAGAAAGCAGGCAAGTGATGTCAAAAGGTGAAAAGTATTCTTCAAAGAAAGCGAAAATGAAGCACGAGAAAATGGAAGGTGCTAAAGAACGCATGAAGGAATACGGCAAAAAGGCTAAGAAAAAGAAGTAATGAAGTTACCTGTCGCAAAACTTGTACTCCCGAAAGATTTAAAGGGAGCGCAGAACGGCAAACTATCTGCCGACATTATGCGCCCTATCACACCTTCAGGGAAGTTGCATCATCTTGCGGCACGTGCTTGGGAAGCGTTACATGACGCCGCTATGCAGGCTGAAGGAACTAAACCGTTTAAGCCGACTTCGAGCGCAGATGCATACCGTTCTTTCGACCAACAGTTAGCAGGGTTCATGTCACGGTTTGTGTTAAAGGACACAGGGACTAACACCACTCGCACTTACGAGGGCAAGAAATGGTTCCTTAAAAAAGGTATGGCACCGATGGCATCCCCAGGCACTAGTAATCACGGGTGGGGTTTGGCTGTTGATGTTTGGTCTGCTAACGGTTTGCGTTTGGATTGGATGCTACAGAACTGTGAAAAGTTTGGGTTCAGTTGGGAAGTTCAATCAGAGCCGTGGCATATCCGTTATGTGTGTGGCGACAATTTGCCGCAAGCGGTGTTGGATTTCGAAGCAAAAGTTAAGCCTGCATAATGGATGGCGGGTGGGCTTTAATACTGTCGGCTGTTGTAACAGCGGTCGGTGGGATTATTGTCACTCTTCTTGCAATGTTTCGTAAAGAGAATCGGGAAGACCATGCTGTTGTTGCTGGTATGTTGCAACACGTGTTCAGTAGTGTGAACAGGGTTGAGCATAAAGTTGATAAGGTTGCTGACGGTTTAGAAAGTCATCTTCAAGAACACAAGAGGTAGTGTGCCGACAGCATTCTGCAATAAATGTAACACGCTTGTTACGCATCAGCCCAACAAAACAATCGGATGCCGTTGCGACCCTGACGCCCCGACGTGGATAGCCTATAAACCAGACGGAAAACTAATGGCTATGAGCCACGCAAATTACTCGGAAACAACCGACTAACAATTCGTCGACCTGCTATCTTGTCAAGTCCTATTACAAGAGAAACGCTATACAATATAAGGAAATTCTTAGTAAAAGCAAGGGTCTCCAGCCACACCGAAGAACAAGAATTCTTCGAAGCACTCAACGCTTTAGACCATTTAATCAACGCAACTAAACCCTCACCTCGCTACACCCAGCGAGTAAACTGATGCCATGACCGAAGGGTACAAAAACACGATGGTGCTATTGATATGGCACGACGCCCATTCGGTATCAACAGGATGGATGCCAACAACAGAAATCGAACAAGAACCAGCAGTCGTACACTCGGTTGGCTGGTTGTTGCCTGACGCTAAACCAAACCATATTGTTATCGCGCAATCTTATATTGAGGATTCCGCAGACCACATTCTTGCTATCCCTTTGAAGATGGTTGAGCAAATAAAAATTCTTTCTTAAAGGGTTGACAGCCACCCCAATCTGCTATACAGTATTACAAGTATCAATTACGAGAAGGGAAAACATGAACATCACGTTACAACGCATCACCAAACCCACACACGGGGAACAAGACTGGTTGAATCTCAGATTCTGGGATGACAAGAAACGTAAACGGGTATCCGCATCAGCGGTCGCCGCAATCTACGGGCTACACCCATTCGTACCAGCAGACAAATACGCCGCCGAACTATTAGGCGACGTACCACCATCACCGATACCACCGAACCCTGCAATGGAACGAGGGAACCGTCTGGAACCTTTCGTGTTGCAATGGGCTTGCGACAAAACAGGCATCCCATATATAACACCAGAGGAAATGTTTAGCGCAGAAACACCCGAAGGCGCACGCATGATAGCCACCCTCGACGGACTCTACGAGAACGGTGACGAACGCAAAGTGTTGGAAATCAAAACGATGAGCCGTGAATGGGGTGGCGAACTGCCAGACTATTGGCGCATCCAAGGCATCCAACAAGCCATCTGCGCTGACGTGAACCTCATCACATGGGCGATATTTGACTCAACGATGGTTCTCTACATCTATGAGCAGAAGATAACCGACCAAGAAAAACAGGAGCATTGTGACGCGGTAGCGAAATGGTTGACATCCATTGACCTTGGCATCACCCCAGATGGTGTGCATTGGTCATATGAAACGATTAGCACCCGATACCAGAAGCCGACAGGCACAACAGTTGAACTGCCCCCAACTGCCGCCGAATTGGTAGAGCAACTGAAACACGTTAAGAAAGAATTGAAAGCATACCAAGAAATGGAAGACAGATTGAAAGCAGAACTGTGCGACATGATAGGCGCAAACGAATACGCCACCGTGAACGGCACAATCATCGCCACATGGAAAGGCAGAACAT